TTTTTTTGTTTTTTATGGTTAGTTAGTGCCGCCCAGTAAGTGATGTGTGATGCGACATGTCGCTCGGTACACACTACTGAGTAAAGATGGGTTAGTACCGCTCCAAAGAGGAGTGAGCGATATTGAAAGTATTGAAAGCCGAGAAAGGAAACATACCTTACCTATGCGCGAGGGCTCTGAGTACGCATGATGAAGTCGGTGACACGCTCCTTATCATGGATCTTGACGCACCTGCGGGTGGAACTGTTGTTGTAGCGCCTCGTCTTCCTCTCCTTACCATCACTGTCCTTCTTGGTGATGAACTCAATATCGACGCCCTTGCAGTCCTTGTGCTTGCACTCGAACTCATTCAGATTGTCCTTGATCTTATTCTGCACCTCAATGCGGGAGTGAGCGAACTTGCACTCGGCCCCGAACCTGCATTCACCATTATTCTTGATGGCGTTGGCCTCAACCTTGAACATGTTCTTGCAAAGCAGGAACTTCTTATCCACAGGCTCAAGAGGTCTGGCGCCGGGGGAGCTGTTGGGGGTGCGGATCGGTGACTTGTTAGGTGACTTGTTAGGTGACTTGTTGGGTACACGCTTATCGGTCTTGGGAACAGCTGGGGGCTTCTTGTGACCAGGGGGGTGCGTGAATGTGCACTTGCGGTTCTCACACTTGAGGTCGTTCTTGCACATGGGTTTGACGCTCTTAGCGCCCGTCTTCTGGTCAGTGCTCTTTCCTGATGGCTTTCTGAGGAGGTTGATGTCGTGAGAGAACTTGCAGCGTCCCTCAAACTTGCACTCCTCACCATTCCTGATGTGATTACAGAGCCTGGTAGAGTAGTCGACCTTGGGCTTGGGGACGTCATGCGAGTACCTGCACTTGGCGCCATAGGGGCAAGATTTGCCCTCATTGATGGCCTTGCAGATGATGTGCTCAAACTCGATGTAGGTCCTGTTGCCCACACGCACCTTGATGTTCATGGCAGGCATGTACTTGCCAGGGGAGGTGTTGGGCGTGCGCACCCTGAGCTCCTGCTTCTTGGGAGCGGGCTTGACGATTGCGCCCAGGACGGGGTAGTCGTCACTGTCGAGGTCAGACTCGACGACAGGCAGCTTCTCAAGCCAGTTCAGCTTGCCCTCCAGGACGGACAAGCCCTGGAGCTCCTTCTTGCTCTTCTCGCGAAGCAGCTTCAGACGAATCGCGTTAGAGATCTCCTCGTCTGCCTCTTCATCCTCCCAGATCTCGTCCTCAGAGTCTTCATCCTCATCGTAGTACCTCTTCCTGTCGAGGTTGACCTCGCATTCGTCGGAATCGTAGCCGACGTCGCTGAAGGCGTCTATGTCTTCATACAGAGGAACATCTTCCTCGTACATGTACTCCTCCTCCATTTCGTATCCGTTAGAGAAAATGTTCTCAACGGCATCAGTGGTAGCGATAGCTTTGTTGCAATACATATTTGTATTCAGTTAATTTTACTCCATATTTCTACGAAGTGAGATTTCAACTTTTCATAGGGACTTGGTAACTTTAACTCAAAAGATTTCTTTAAGTACCTTTAATTTCAAAGTCAATAGTTTGAGGATATGGCTCCAAAAAATAGCCCTTGTTGGAGTGATCTGTAACCCATGAGGTTAGAGATGACAAACGATCTACTCCTTGGATGGTGTGTGATTCAGGAGCTTGATCTCTGGCCTCTTGAGCCTGAATGCTGACTTAACGAGTGGCAACAGTTGCTTACGGTTGCCTCGGATGTTGAGTTCGTCGAACACCTCCTTCTTACTGATCTCGTCGCATTTCAATTTCACCACGTAGTCCAGAATTTTCGCGACGAGCTCTTTGTTTGTATTCGCCTCCAGGGTCTGGGTGTTCACGCTGCCATCCTCATCACATTGCGTGATGGTAGTGAAGTTACACTTGGTGGGTGGAGGCACCACTGGTCTGAGGTTGTATTTATTGAGGTTCTTGAAGAACCTATCCAGATGTTCATTGACGTATTCTACCTCCTCATTGTAATGATCACTACAGTACTTGACGACGTATTTGATGTCGTTGTAGTGCATATTATACATCTCTTTCCTGGCCGTGTCCCTGAAGCGGGAGAGCAGCGTCTTGAGACGTTCCTCGATCTGTTTGTAGTTGACGACTAGGAAGAGGTCTGAGAAGAACATCTGATCATTTTTAGGCCGTCCTGTGTTGTATGTACCCAGTCGGCTGTCAACCTTGTGACACGACTCGATGCCACCAACCTTGAACTTGTTTTCGGACGCATATCGATCTGTGGTCGCGATGTAAATGACCTGCGTGGCCTTAAGCTTGGTGTTGTCGACCAATAGATCGTTCATGAGCTTATTGTGACGCTCTACCTCTGCTGTGTAACGGCCCTGTTTCTTGAGTTCTTGTTGATGTTGTTCATCCTTTTTCTCGAGTTCTTGTTGATGTTGTTCATCCTTTTTGCGTTGTTCTTCCTTGAGTTGTTCCTTTTCGAGTTCACTGATGCGCAGTTGTTCCTTCAAGTGGCGCGCGAGGGCATCGACGTCTTCCTGGTTTGACTTCACTTCATACTTCCCCGTCCTCCTCAGGGATGGGAGGACCTCTCCTGTGATCCAGTCCTTGAATTGGACCGCTGCCGGTTTCTTAGACTTGATGGCGAGGTCGTAGAGGCCCGTTTCTGAGACGTAGCGGACTTTGGTCTCATTATTAAGTTCTGTATCGTTGTCCCCCCAGGATCGTCTCAGCTCATACAAACTCTTTTTATCCTCAGCCTTGACATGAGTTTTGAGCGCGTTTCTGTAGTTATCATATTCCATCACATCACACACATCCCTCCCACAGAACCAAGGCTCTTCCTCGGTCCCCACCATCTTGATCTCCTTGTCCTCAAATATGAGGACCTCCTTCAGAAACTGATTAATATCCATTCCGGTTGTCATTTCGTATTGTTTTACTTTTGGGGTTGTTCCAGAAACTTAAAATCAACTTATTGACACCGATCAATCGGGGGGATCATATTCTTGATCATATTTTTAGCTTTGGTCTCATTATGCAGATCCTGCGTCGTACTATCCGACAGTACGACGCAGGATCGTCTCAACCCATACAAACTTTTTAAGCTTTGGTCTCATTATGCAGATTCCTTTCCCATAGTCGTGGCAAGATTGAACATATTATTACAACGCAGTTGGCGTATGTATAGCTCTGAATAATCACTCATTTATAGGCACTTTCTTGTTTCTTAGAGTGAAATTAATATCTTGGATAGTAGTAAATTACCGACCATGTTTCTGATGACTAGATCATATGGCTCTGCCGAATTGGAGTACCTTGAGCGAGAACTTCATAAGCGTTACAGGCTAGGAGATGTGTTTGCCGTACATCTACCCTGCTCACACAGATACCGTGTAAAGAAAGGAGGCCGCAAGGAGCAGCAGATCATGGACTCGGACAGCAACGTGCTGGACGACCAGACGTGCTCCGTGTGCTTCAAGATGCGATGCCTTGATGACAAGCCCGCACTGTCTGAGATCGAATACGTGAAGGATAAGGACGGTGATGAGGAACCGAGTATAGAGCTATTGAAGGCAAAGCATGGCTTCTATCAATGGCTCTATGAGCGCTTGAACTGACGGACAAGCGACCTTTGGTCGCCGGTGTTGATCTGTTACCCTTCGGGTAATAGATGTAAATGACCTGACAGGTACCGAGCGAACGAAGGCGAGGCTTGTGACCATCACGTACGGATCTCATCTGCTATAGATTGACTGAAATCCCAGCTTCTGGCGTTCAACAAGTTCATCATTCTGATCCCATAAGAACACTGCTAGGCCAAAGTGGACGCAGCGCATCAGCAGCCTGTTCCATCTGCCTGGGATCTGGCGTAGGGTTCAGGTGATGATATTGCCGGTCACGCTTGGCAGAGTCCGCTTCAGATCGTATTCTATCCTCTTCACGTTCCTTCTCATGCTGTTGTCTATCCTCTTCACGGTCCTTCTCATGCTGTTGTCTAGACTTTTCACGTTCCTTCTCATGTTGTTGTCTAGACAATTCACGTTCCTTCTCACGTGTTTGTCTATCCTCTTCACGGTCCTTCTCATGCAATTGTCTATCCTCTTCACGGTCCTTCTCATGCAATTGTCTATCCTCTTCACGTTCCTTCTCATGTTGTATTCTAACCTTTTCAATTTCTATCCTCATAAACCTCATATGTTCTGCGAGTTCACATACCACTAGAACTGTAACAGTCAAGTCCATCGAACACGAGAGATCGCCAGGGCAAGCAAGACCATGGATGAACAACAATACACCTTCATGGCGATAAAGGAGCGTAAGATATATCAGGAAACAGATGTGGCTCTTATCAAGCGCAAGGTTGGTGGTTACCCCTTGATTATTTACTCCTTGATTATAACCACTTTCTGACATCTTTTTTATTATGCTTACTCTTACCTTTAAATGACTTTAAGAAGTCTGGTTAAAACCTACCTAGCATCCACTTTCAAACTCCATACTTTCTTTGCTATCAACTTACTGTTTGCTTGCCCTATATCATTTGTAACCTCTTCTATGATAAGTTCTTTAAACTTTTTAGTTTCCCCTTTTTCAACGTACACACTTGGTGAGTCAAACTTTGTCAAGGCACTTGCAATTGCGTCATCAATTGCGTCATCCAAGGCGTTTGCAATTGCGTCATCCATAGCAGCCTTATTTTTTAGATTTTTCTTCTTCTCCTCCTTATTCTTTGCTCCTTCATCTATGACTTCTTTGAAATAAATGAAAGTGTTAAGTATTCTGTCATCTATGTCCATAGTTCTGAGCTTGTCCAATGCAGACTGTATGTGACCATCCACCCTATCTTGCGCCTCATGTCCACCCTTCCACTTGACCAATCTAAAGCCTTCTTCCTTATTTCCCATTGTGATGACAATTCCTTCACCCTGCCCCTTTTTCATCCAGTCCTTATTCTCCTTTACAATAACATCTATGGTTTTTCCTTCCCCGGATTGGGGTGCCACAGTTAGCCCACAGCTCTTTGATAGAGCATACAGTTTTTGATTCATTAGAAACTGAATTTTCTTTCCACTGGCATCCTTTTTCATTATCCTGACTGTGTAGCCAGCATTGAGAAGTTTTTCCAGGACCTCTTCGCCACCCGAACTATCCTCAAGTACTGCTCCAAACACCTGCCATGTTCCTGTTAACCCCAACTTCTCATATTCGTAATAGTTATTACACATGAGTTCTCCGTAGACTACAAACTCTCCTAGACAAGTTCTATCTTGAATCTGGATCTCCTCCAATATCTTCTCCATGAGACATTGAACATCTGACTTTTTTACAGGATCTAGACTAGTCTTAATATAAGAGGTGGCTGTTGGATCGATGTAAATCCTTCTTCCAAGGAGTTTTCCACTTTTGGCACATTTCGCCACGTTTGTTCCATCAAATTTCACTGTAGCAAATACTTCTAACTCGGTAAAGTACTTGAGCAAGTCATCCCCGTGAAGTTTATTGAGTGCTTCAGAGAAGCACTTACCTCCGTTTTCAATTCTTGGCCACTGGGTATCGTGGTATACAAGAGGTGCTGACATTTTTATTAAATTTACCTTACCTTTAAATGACTAAGACGTTGACTAAGACGTCTGTGGTTAAAATTACACTTCTATTAACTTGTTCTATTACCTTGAGGGGTAATAGATCCTACGAGCGAGCGGTCCCACGCCGCTGGCAATGCCGCGCACTTAAAAGAAGACCATATCTTCAATGAGCGAGTCCCTATGTTCCTCAAGTTCCTCTCCATTCGTTCCCTCAATTGGTCCCAGGTTCGTGTTCATCAGGAATGTGTCATACGTCTGAGACAGCCACTTGCCCCTCTCCATGAACGGCGAGTCCTTTGAGATCTTGTATGGCTGGAACAGGTTCCTCACGAAATCGCGCTGTTCCTGACTCTCAGGTGAGCCCCTCGTCTTCCAGAACTCGTTCTTCCTGGGTTTGGTCGAGTGGACTGGTCGTGTGGCGTGGTACTCGGACGTCCTGATGAAGGACTCCCTCGGTGTGATCTTGTGTAGGTAGCAGAGGATGGCTGACACAAGTAGCCCCGCTCGCCCATGTCCTCCCTTGCAATGGATGTAGATCTTCTTTTCTTTTCTGATCTCACGTGTGAGATGGATAACTAAGGCACAAAATTCGCGTACTTCTTCAGGCACTTTGCGATCAGGTATGGGAAAATGAATGACTTTAATTTTGGTTCGGTATGATCGTATCTTTTTTTCATCATTCTTGGTTAGGTTGACCACGATGTCAACACCCCATTCTTCAAGTTGTTGGATCTGGTGTTGAGTCGGGTAAGCCCCGAAGAGACATTGATTTGGGACGAAATACGCCGAAGTCTCAGTGATAAAAGCCATGCTGATTGGTATATTCTTACCTTTACCCTTTATATTTTCAAGTTAATTTCAACTTCCCGACTTAGATATGTAAGTCATTTGTGTAGAGAACGGAGGTTCTCGATTCCAAGGACAACATGGGTGGCTCTTAAATGATTTGGAGGAAAGGAATGTATCAATAAATTAACCATGAAAGTTATAAAACGAGACGGTAGACGCGAGCGCATCGAGCTCGACAAGATCACCAACAGAATCAGCTCCCTTTGGTGCAGGGAGCCTCAACTCAATCAACTGGTCGACCCTGTGAAAGTGGCCATCAAGGTCGTTGAAGGTCTGTACGATGGTGTAACGACCATAGACCTTGACGTGCTGGCCGCAGAGACCGCCGCCACGATGGCCACCGTTCACCCCGATTACGCAAAGTTGGCAGCGCGTATAGCCGTGTCCAACCTCCACAAGGAGACCAAATCCCTCTTCTCGGACGTCATATTTGACCTCTACCACTACATCAATCCAAAGACCGATCGTCATTCTCCTCTGATTAGCGATGAGCTCTACAACCTAGCCATTACCAACAAAGATCTCATCAACGAGTGGCTCGATTACAACAAAGATTACGATTACGACTACTTTGGCTTCAAGACGCTTGAGAAGTCGTACCTGCTCAAACTGAATGGCCGTGTGGTGGAGCGACCCCAGCACATGTTGATGCGCGTGGCTCTGGGTATCCACGGGCCCGACCTGAGGTCCGCCAGGAGGACCTATGACCTCATGAGCGACAAGTACTTTACTCACGCCACACCGACCCTCTTCAATTCGGGGACGCCTAACCCTCAGATGTCGTCTTGTTTCCTACTAGACATGAATGAGGACAGCATCACTGGCATCTACAAGACCTTGACCGACTGTGCCAAGATCTCCCAATACGCGGGTGGTATCGGCCTCGCGGCTCACAAGATCAGGGCCACCGGATCTTACATAGCCGGCACGAACGGCACCTCGAGCGGTATCGTGCCCATGCTGAGAGTCTACAACAACACCGCTCGCTACGTTGACCAAGCCGGTCGTAGGAAAGGATCGTTCGCCATGTACCTTGAACCCTGGCACGCTGACATCTTCGAGTTCCTGGATCTCAAGAAGAACACTGGGTCTGAGGAACACAGAGCTAGGGATCTGTTCTATGCGCTCTGGATCCCTGACCTCTTCATGAAGCGTGTGAAGGAGAACGGCACGTGGACCCTCATGTGCCCCAATGAGTGCAAAGGTCTGTACGAAGTCTACGGTCACCAGTTCGAAGATATGTACCTCAAGTACGAACAGGATGACTCCAAAGTGAGGAAGGTGGTCAAGGCTCAAGACCTATGGCTCAAGATCATCCACTCTCAGATCGAGACCGGCACACCCTACATGCTATACAAGGATGCGTGCAACTCAAAGAGTAACCAGCAGAACCTGGGTACCATCAAATCATCGAACCTGTGTGCTGAGATATGCGAGTACACGGACAAAGATGAGATCGCCGTATGCAACCTAGCCTCAATCTGTCTTCCCAAGTTTGTACAGGGTGGTGTATTTGATCATGATAAGTTGTATACCATCGTGAAACAGGCAGTCTACAACCTCAATAAGGTAATTGACAAGAACTTCTATCCTCTTCCAGAGACGAGGCGGTCCAACATGCGTCACAGGCCGGTGGGGTTGGGCGTCCAGGGGCTCGCCGACGTGTTCGCACTCATGCGGTTACCGTTCGCGTCTGAGTCAGCGAAACGCCTCAACAGGGAGATCGCCGAGACGATGTACTTCGCGGCTCTGGCCGCATCTCATGATTTGGCTCTGAAAGAGGGCTCGTATGAGACGTTTGACAGCTCACCCCTATCCATGGGTATGTTCCAGTTTGATCTCTGGGATGGACAAACCCAATTGAGTGATAGATGGGGTTGGGATGACCTACGCGACAAGATCATGAGGGACGGCGTGCGCAATTCGCTCCTCATTGCGCTGATGCCTACCGCATCTACTGCGCAGATCATGGGCAACAACGACGCCTTTGAACCCTTCACATCTAACTTGTACACGAGGCGGGTCCTATCAGGTGAGTTCATAGTAGCCAACAAGTACCTTCTTAATGATCTCACTGAGTTAGGGCTCTGGAACGCCGACATGAAGGAACAGCTGATGCACGACAACGGCTCTGTCCAGAACCTCGACATCCCTGACTATCTGAAGGATATCTACAAGACTGTGTGGGAGATATCGATGAAGGACGTGATCGATATGGCTGCGGATAGAGGTCGTTTCGTAGATCAGTCTCAGTCCATGAACCTGTTCTTGGAGTCGCCGCAGATTTTACGCGTGTCAAAGATGCACATGTACGCATGGAGTAAGGGTCTGAAGACAGGTATGTACTACCTGAGGACCAAGAGCGCCACGAACGCAGTAAAGGTGACGGTGACTCCACAGCGGCAGAGCGAAGGACCGCCCGCCGGCGGAGACACCGAAGGTCGCTCGGTAAGGTCGCTAGCGCTGCTATGCGACGACATGTGCCTCACATGCAGCTCATAGATAACCTAGCGGCGGCCGCCCGGCGACCTTTGGTCTAGCGGAATTTTTTATGGTCGTTACCATAAAAATTTTATTACTCAACATCATCATCATACCCACTCATAGTCTTGTTGTTCTTTTTCATAGACCTCTAGCTGTAGTTGAGTCATGTTGGCTATCAACACACGCTCCCCGTCCTCGTTTGTAGCGTTTGTATCATTGAGCATGTGCATGAACTCGTCGGGGAAGGGGATGCAGTACCTGAAGTAATACGGTACAAGGCCTTCATTATCAATCTTGGCACGGCACAGATTTGAATAGTAATCGGCGCGTAGGAGATAGAACTGCCCATCGTCCTCAACATCCTCAAAGTATTTGTCGAGGACCATAGGCCAATTCATGCACACGTTGTAGGGTATGCTGTTGATGTCCTCAATGTAGTAGTGGTCACAGAACCATTCATAACGCCAGTTATATAACTTGGCAGCGAGGTACTTATCAAAGATATCTTTGATGTCTTCCAAGTTGTCGAGGAGTTGATCCGCGTGATCGTAGAACTCCCCCATGTATTTGCGCTCATTATTGAGCACATTGATTTTATCGCTCATCGTTTATTTTAACCATAGACTTTGGTTTAAAAAATTCAACTTATTTACCATGATCTATGTTTCAATTCGTAATAATCGTGTAGGAGGAGAATACTCTCCAAGACATGTATCCGGTGCCATAGGTCATCAATTACCAGATCAACTTCCTGTGTGTACATATTCCCATTGATTAGTTGCTGCGTTATATTGCATGATTTCTCCAGCTAGAGGAGGACCTGCTTCTATAGTTGCGCCTTGAATGCTACTAGCATCTCCACCAGCACCTGTAGGTCCTGTAACTCCTGTAGGTCCTGTAACTCCTGTAGGTCCTGTAGGTCCTGTAGGTCCTGTAGCTCCTGTACCAACAGTTGCATATTCCCATTGACCTGTCGTTGCATTATAAACTAACGACTGACCATTAGTTGGGGTTCCTGAAGCGAGAGGTCTCCCTGCTAATTGGAAGGCATTTCCGGATGATGAAGATGATGTTCGTTCATTTAGATTACTCATATTTCTATTTTAAATGACTAGGAAAAAAATTAGTATTTATTACATCATCTTATACCTTGTTGAGGTATTTGTCACACTGGCAGTTCGCAGCATACCTAGGATAATATATACGTGCCTGCCAATGGGTATTGGGGTACCGGCACATTGAGAAGTTGCGTGTGAGGCACGATAGGTTCTGATAACAAAGAGGATTTGGAGGTTTGTTCACCTTATCGGCACACGTGCGAGGTGACACATATCCAATCTTGTAGTAGTCGTTTTTCGGGGTCACAGTAGCTGACATTTTAAGTGACTTAGATATTCTTCCTATGTCATGGGGCTCCCGCTATAGCGCTATATCTTTATCTTAGGTCTGAAAAAATGGCACTAAGCTATTCAGGAATAGTTAATTACGGTAAGGTCACGCTCCCGTCAGTGGAGTCGTGGGGCACCAACATGAACATCTTGAAGGATCCCCCCAAGTCGGTCCATACACGAAAGATCGACAAGGTGGGCGAGACTTCGGCCATCACAACCTCCATCGATGAGAGCGGGGACAGGTTCTGTGAGGCCATCAATTATTACGCCAGAGGTCAGAACCCAATGGTATCCGTCTCATACGGTCAAGGACAACAAAAGAGTAGCAACATCAGCAGAGGCGAGGCCTTCCTTCCATACAGGGTCGCCAGGGACGGCGCCTTCAGACCCCCTGTCTGGCGCCAGGAAGACCTGCTACCGTTATCCAGGATGCCCAGGATTTGGACAGAGGTCAACACGCAGCCATACAAACCAGTCTTCACGAAGAGGATTAGGGACTGCGGCACGGCAGAGGGCATGCGCGAAGTCAAGAACCAAACCCTCCAGGTCGCGTGCGCTGCCAATAAGACAGTGGCCGCGTACCCGAACGTTAACCAACCCGACATGAAGCCAGGTATCGTGACGGATCCGCTCGCGCTGGGCCAGGTCGGGTCACAGAGGTCTTGTGTCGGGGCCAACGCGTCTGAGATTGTCCAGAGGATGGACCAGGGTCCTATCCTTCTGGCTCCGTCTCGGCCCATCGCGTCAGGGGCTACCAACCCAGCTGCAATCAAGGAGATGCCCATAGTTTTGAACAACGTCAAGCTTACCCAGAACCACCCTACCGCGAACGCGACGACCAACTTTGCCGCACCGTCCATGTCGGGCTACAATCCTCATAGTGACCCAATGTACGGCTCCGCCTCGGGGCTGATGGGGTCGTATACGCGTCTGCCTCACAGGTCGCAGAGAGGAGGATTTGATGGAAACCAGGGTATACCTAGCGTGAACATGAATCATCCAACTAAAAACTTGATAAAAGTAAGATGATGAAAAATTAAGGATAAAGGTAAGTACAAATAAATAACAATGGCTAAAACCGACTGTATATGTTGTAGTCTCCTTACATGGGACTATATGACACCAGTGACCTTACCGAGCGACCGTCCGCCACGCAAGCCGCTCGGTCGCTCGGTAGACCCGAAATGTGACTTCCGCAAGGCCGGTGGCATCCTCATCTACAACGGCAAGGTGCTGATCGTTCAGTCTAGAAGTAACAAATGGGGCTTCCCGAAAGGAGGCTTCGAAAAAGAAGAGAACGCTGTCGAGTGCGCTCAACGGGAAGTGAATGAGGAGACGTCATTCAATGTCAAGTTCAGAGATGATGATATGAAGGTCAAGTACAAGGATACCACATTCTTTGTCAAGCATCTCCAGAATGAGCCACCAGAGATTGATGACACATACCTCAAGACTCCCGGTAACGACTGCACAGGGATCGGGTGGATCAGGCTATCTTGCCTCAAACGACTCGTCCGGGAGGAGAAGATGCGTGGCCTAATTGAGAGATTGAAGACTAGCGCGCTGACCATCGACGATGATGAACCGCAACCAATGTATTTCAATCTAGGTGTTCGTAAGTTCGTGAAGGGGTATATGTCTCCACGTAAGAAGATACACGACTGATGAACGCGGCTATGTTGAATTACCGAGCGAGCTTCGGTCCCGCTAGTTCTGGCATGTGTGATACACTATCCATATCCTTCAAGGATATGGAATGAATAACTCATACGTACGAGTCGGGCAATAGCTCAAACAGGGCGTTGATCTGAAGATCATGATTGGGCTCTCCTGGCGGTATGTTATCGGCTAGCGTTGTTTGGAAGGTTTCGCCCATGTTATTGATGATCCTTATTTTGATGTTCGAGTCCAACCTGAATCTGACCGTCTGCGTCATGTTGTCTCCATCTATGGCCACAAACTCTTGTTCGTCTGGGTTGTTGACGCCCTTCACTGTAGCCCTGAACATGGCCCTGATCGCATGTGGGTTGTTTGAGAAGATGTTGAGCATGTTTGTGCTGGAGGGGTCTATGTTGCTGATCTCTACGTAGAAGTAGTTCTGGAACGCCGTCTTACCCCCATTGCCTATGGCCAGGATTCTGTTTGGCAGCACAAGCCTATTAAGACGTATGTTGAACACTGGGATCTCCTGACTCAGATTAAGGCGCCAGGTCAGCGGGTTTGCGTTCTCATACCCAAACTGCATGATCTCAAAGTTCAAACCTGCCGTACTTGCCGTGAATGACGGGAATACGGTAGCTGTCTGTGTGGCACCGTCGTATGCGACGATCCTTCTAACCTCCCCTTCAGGAGCTGTCACCGTGTTGTTATAGAGCGTCTGTGGGATCCTGAGGAACCAGCTCTGGTAGATATTGTCCACATTCACTGCTGATGTACCCGTGAGGACGACCTGAGTAGTAGTTGACCCACCTCCTGATGTGAAGATATAGTTGGGTGTGGTGTTCCTGATGTTGTAGTTGTGGAAGCGCTGCCACGTAAACGCAGGATCACCGCCCACACTCAGGATGCCGGTCTGGCTGTCGTAGGCGCTCACAGGGCGCCACTCGCGCAGCGTCTCGTTGTAGATGATCTTGTTGAGGTAGTCCTGTCTGTTGTCAGAGCCCGCGGGCACGAATAGGTACAGGGCCGTGGGGTCCGTGTCATCGCTGGGATCCACAATGAAGAAGAAATCGCCAAAAGTAAACTTGAAGGTATCGTCACTCAGCGTCACCTGAGCCCGCCCGTTGCCCAAGTAGATGTATTCGAGGATGCGGGCGAATTGGTCTGGCTGTGATGAGTTCCTGAAGATGGAATGCTTGTAGTAGTTGTATCGCGTCTGGAGCGTAGATGGAGCAACCTGTCTGAACTCGATCACGTTCTTCGAGTTCGCGTTGCCAAGACCTGTACTGAGGATCTGACCCTCTACACTCTCATTACCTAATGTGTTTACGTCAAAGTACCCACCGGTCCACTCGTTCACGGGACAGGCTATGCAGATGGGGTCCTGGGCCTGCTCTCCCTGGGCGCGTCCAGATTGAGAGAGGGCGACTTCAAATTCCCCGGGGTTAGGCCACCGAGTCCTGTTTCTGAATGTAGAATCTATCTCAAGATAACTAGCCATTTTTAGTCATGTATGAGAACTTTGGCGGTCCGAGCGCAGAGTCGCTATGAATTGTCTTTACAATGTAAAATGATGAAGGAACATACCATTGGCACCAAAGGCAACGACCTCGTTGCCGCTCTGCTGCGCAACAGGTTAGCGACAAAATTGCCCAAAGACGAGCTAGCCATCCTCATTGAAGAGGTCAATGCTGTTTATACGTCAGATGACAATGCACAGAAACAGGCGGCTGAAGGTCACATGGACAGAGTGAAGAGCAGCATCGACTATATCGAGCATAAATGTAAAAAGATTGAGAGGTCTCTGCGGGCGAGCGATCGTCACGTGAAGCCGCGGAATTGTAGGGAGCTATTCAGAGACAGATCACCTCTGGGACCGCTGGCGACCGAGCGACCGGAGGCCGCTCGCAGGCGGGCTTGGCCTCCATCGCCCCGCCTTCGTTCCGAGCGACCTTCGGTACCGAACGACCTTACCGAGCTTCGCTCGGCCGGCGGCGGAGCCGCTCGGTCGCAGGGCGGGGCGGAGCTCGGCTCAACCGAGGGTATGTCCGATGATGAGATTGACAACACAGAACACCCGATTACCCAGCGCAACGACCTTTGGGGACGAAGGCAAGCCGCTCGCCCGCCGCTAGCCAAGCTATCCTTTGGGAACTTAGATGGTCTCATGTATGGTGGTCTCAATCCAATCAGTAGTACACTAACGAGCTCGGTAAGGTCGCCGGGTGGCGTCAATATGACCGGAGACCGCTCCCCATGTCTAGATAGCTACTTCAGTTAGCGATCTCGGCCGACTAATGAGTTGAAATATTCTTCTCAAAAGTAATTATGATAGTAAACTATGAGAAAGTTGACTACTCAATTTGTGGTTGATCACATCGATGAACAATTTATGATAGGAATCAACGCCCTCTATTGGGCGGGCACACTCAGGTCTTCTATGACCAACGTGCTTGAGGAAGATGAGTACCCCACATTCTCAGAAGAGTTCTACAGACGCTACGGGTCCTTCTCGCCCGTTAACCCCGACATCGCCATACGCAATATACAGGAAGATAAGTGCAGCATAGAATACTTGGACATAAGCATCCAGTGGGAGGACTTTGTGATCGATGTTATCGGATTTTTCCACCACAGTAAATGCCCCCATGATGTAAAGAGTGACATTAAGGAGAAGTTCTTGGATCACTACGAGTACACAACCTTTGGCAGCGACGACCAACAAGAGGCTGTAGCGAAGAAGATTCTTGACGAATATGGTGACACACGTATGCTCACCTTCTTCGAATTCAGGGACTATCTTTGGGGATGGGATACCGGAGACGTGGAATCTATGAGCAACGACACGGAGTCTGACACGGACGAAGAACCAATGAGCATAACGACCGCGGCACCACGATCACTCGCCCATAGCCGATACGACTCCCCATACTGAATGTAAGCGCAACAAAAGTCTAACACATAGAAAAGACGACCAATGATTAACTTCTTACCAATACTTGAACCCATGGACTCTAAGGGGTGGGTGAGTGGCCGAGTGCTCGGTACTTCAATTACCAAAGCGGGACGGTCGCTGTTGACCGTCATATTGGGATCCTGCTACTCAGGGAGATTTGTACATGAAGATGCGTACCAAGACGACGAATACGACTACTACTTCTACAAAGATGACGATCTCGACTCCATACTGTCTGAGGACTTTATGTTCTAGCGGCGCAAGCCGCCCGGCGACCGGAGGTCGCTAGCGACAGGCATTCACTTTATAACCTCTAGAGGTTATAAACACAGGAGACATAGATATACTTAAAAGTCGTCGTCAAAAATAAACTCACCTTGTTTACGTTCATTCTTCATGACACCTGCCTTCTTGTACTCACTAACCCTCTTCTCAAAGAAGTTGGTCTTACCCTCAAGACTAATCATATCCATGAAGTCAAAGGGGTTCCTAGCATTAAACTTCTTCTCACAACCCAATTGGATCAGGAGTCTATCTGTCACATACTCTAGGTAGCGGGTCATGAGCGAGGCGTTCATTCCGATCAGACGCGCGGGCAGTGACTCTGTGATGAACTCGCGCTCCACATCCAACGCACTCAGCAAGATCTCCTCAATCCTGACCTTACTCAGTTTGAATTTGATATGGTTGTTGTAGAGGTTGACGGCAAAGTCGCAATGAAGCCCCTCATCCCTGGAGATGAGCTCATTTGAGAACGTGAGTCCTGGCATCAACCCCTTCTTCTTGAGCCAGAAGATAGAACAGAAGGACCCAGAAAAGAAGATACCCTCCACGGCCACGAAAGCGATCAGGCGCTCAGCAAACGTGGCCTTATCCCTATCTGTCCACCTCAGAGCCCAGTCGGCCTTCTTCTGGATGGCGGGGAACGTCTCGATGGCCTTGAAGAGCGATTGCTGCTCATCGTGATCGGTTACGTACGTCTCGATGAGGAGCTTGTAGGTCTCGCTGTGGATCGTCTCCATCGCGATCTGGAAGGCATAGTAGGCCCTGGCCTCTGGGTATTGGACCTCGCTGTAGAAATTTTGTACCAAGTTCTCGTTCACGATACCGTCACTGGCAGCGAAGAACGCGAGGACATGCTTGATGAAGTAACGCTCGTCGTCGTTGAGCGAGGACCAATGAGCTAGATCTTGTTGGAGATCGATCTCCTGAGGGGTCCAAAACGAGGCCTTGTGCTTCTGATAAAAATCATCAATGTCTTTATGGTCGACGGTGAGCACAAATCGATTGTTATTCTCTACTAGAATGGATTCCATTTGACCTTTTATATCACCAGTGTTCTTCATAACACACTACGTCCTATAGATACATGACTCTAAAAGTAAATGGAACAACCAGGAGCTACAGGTCCTACAGGTGCTGGTGGAGATGCCAGTAGCATTAAAGGCGCAACTTTATAACCTCTTTCTCAATTCTGGTATTAAGAGACATTTATATTTACTAATTATCTCTTAAATTTTCCAGTTGTTTGGTTATAAATTCTGAAATATTTTTTTCAGTATATGGTACAGTGATTAACCTCACCCCGTTTTGCTTACAAAGTCTTTGTTTCATTTCATCCCTGTACTTCAGGTTATAAAAAGCATCTTTTGTTTTATGAAAATAAGGTATATATTTGTAATGCTGTTCGCCATTGTACTCCACGGCTAATTTTAACTCATCGTTATAACAGTCAAGTTCCAGATTATGACCACTGACCTCATTTAGCATAAAATTAGGTCTAGTTTTTGGGAATGGTTTACCTAAGAGCTTTTCAATAACACGCCTACATTCAGTTTCCCCCTTGCTTTCAAATGATACTTTTTTAGGCTTAGCTACTTTTTTACCTAATAAATCCCAAATCATGGATGTGTGATCCATATATGTCCCTTCCGTACCAGAAAACCAATTCCATGTAAGTAGAATTAGTAATAGTATCACTGCAATCCAGAATAATAGCAAAAACATTTTATTCTCAATCATTGCGTTGGTTTTTCCGAACCACATTTTTCATAAAAAAATAAGTTTTTATTATTTAACTCTGTGTCATAGCCTGATTCTATAGCTTTCTGGCATGCGTTTTTACCTATTTCATACTCATCCACATAATAAGCCACAATCCCTAACTCCTGCCATCTATCATGGTTATAACATTTCTGATTGACCCATAACACGCAATTAGAAGGATAGGGCAGATCGCATGCCATTTTAGCGAATAAGAACGCTAACTTAAACTTGTCCTTCTGCCTATAAATTTTTACAATTTCAATCAAAGGTTCAGCCCTCTCAATGATCTGATACGCTTTGATGTACCACTTAACCCGCTCGTCCTCGTCTCGTTCAAGATCACCACACTTCATCATGGAATTGAACCTTTCCTCAAAGAACCCATCCTTATTGTTGGCTCGTTGTTTGTAAAAGAACATGGCATCCTTCTTCATATTGAGACAGTCGTATGTTTGGGCTAGATAGTATTGAGTGCGCCCGTTATTAGGATTCCTCGCAATGTCCTTCTTAAGCAGCACCAGATCTTTTTTCCAACGCGCTTGCGATTTACCGTCATTATCTTTTACTCTGTCTTGATAGAGGGTAATATCGCCATTCATTTTACCTATCATGGCTTTGGGTGGTACATCTATATACTCGTGAACACATCCCTTGTACTTGAGACCGACGTTAGGTTTAATCAACCTAAGATTGTAGTAGTCGAGATAGTTTCCAGGACCAATGTACCACTGTTGATGGATTAAAAACCCCTGTTCTGATTTACTATTCAAAACTTCTTTCAGGTTGTTGTCAGATCTGTACTCATCATTGCTGTCTAAAAGCAACAAGTAGTCGTAATGGTGCTTGTCCGCAAACTCAAGAAGCTTATTTCGTGAGGTGGCAAAATCCTCAAACTTGCCTTGAAGCAGATGAAAATGAAGGTTATACTTCTTAGCGAACATTTTCATGATATCGATGGTCTTGTCTTCAGACCCCGTGTCAAAGACAATGATGCCATCAACGACATCCTTCACGCTCGATAATGTAGCTTCAATCCTCTGTTCCTCATTTTTAACCATAAGTGTAACAGCTAGTTGTAAATGACTCATTTTCCATCCATATGATGTCTATAGGCCTTTATGTATCATTTTTTACGACACCACGAACAGACTTTTTTGCGGCCGTTAGTTCTATCTGTTCTTATTCTTGAAGATGATGATCCCTATAATGCCGAGTCCGATGAGCCAGATGATCCAAGTGGACCCAAAGAAGTCTGCGACCGAGGAGAACGACCCCGAGGAGGTCTCTTCGTCTTCGTCTTCGTCAGGGACATCGTCCGCATCTTCGTCATCGGGCTCGTCCGTGTCGTCCGGCACAACAACTGGAGGAGGCGGTCCTGGGGCCATCGAGAAAGTATTCATGTAGTCCTGCGCGGCAATCCAGAACTTGCGTTTGATGCAAATCAATACTGTGTCGTTGGGTACCTCAATCTGTCTATTGGAGCACGCTTTAGAGCAGACCTCATTACTCGCACATAAGCTTGGCTTAATCCTCCGTGTGCACCTGTTGCCGTTCCACTTCAAACACGTGTAGCATGGTTGTTTCTTATCTGTTCCACACCTATTGTCAGGATTACATTGCTGTCCTTTTATGGGGGTACATGTGAGTGACGGGATAAGACATTTGTAACCGTCAGTTTTCACAGCCCAACACCCTCCAAGTGAGGATTTGTGATTGTTGATGGCTTTGAATAGAGTGGTAAGGTCGTATGTTTTGGCCTCGCACCCAATTCGCACCCAATCACCGTACGGTTTATCGTTTGGGTTCACCACGTATGAGCCTCGCAGTTTTTGCAGGAAGCTATCGAAGCTGGCCTTGAGATTGGGGTCCTTGTTCAGAACTGCCTCCAATTCCTGTTCGTTTCTGGGACTCTTCCCGTAGCGGCCGGCGATGACCTTTGCGATCTTGATCCTGTGCTTCATTCTCATGATTTGGTGGAAGCCGACGACGTTCACGTATTGGGTCTTGATCTCATTCTCCTTTGTTTGGGCTGTTGATGTCGTCGTAAGACCGAGGCGTTTGAGGAAATTGAGGAGATTGGCATTGTACCTCAGATCCTCTACTCCTCGGACAATGTCTAGGGCCTGGCCGTTGGAGACAAGGCGGTAGTTGCCCAATATCCCCTCAAGTGCTAAGTTGTTGATCTCTATGGTTGGGATGTCGATACCTTGAAGCATCTGTTTAAATCCATTCAATTCTGTGGATGGATTCAAGGTTATGAGGTTTTTATTAGCAAGGTCAATCCTATTCGCCAGTTCGGCTACTGGAGTGTAGATTGCTAGATATTGGTCCATCTATTTTAGTAAGTATAGAAGATTTAGAATAAGTAAGGATGTCATGCTTATAATGACTCATATTAGTAAGCCATTACTGTTTAGCGCAGGCTACTGTATGTATGTTTTCAATAGTATGTTTTTATGGTTCTAATGACTCAAAAAAAATCTTATGATAAGAGGAGTAATAGTTGGTTATAAGGTTGTTTTTATCTGACGTTAGCGATATAAAGCTGGCTCCTACACAACAAAAATGCCGAAGCCAAGATCTCCAGAAAGGCCTCCTAAAAAGAAGGCCGAACCTAAATCTGCGGTCGTCACGCGCAAAGCCGCCCGCCAGCGCTCACCCCTTCCTGTCTATGTCCACGATGCCTCTATTGAGCAACTGGAAGTCGGGGCCGCTGCTCTTTCTTTAGGCGGCAACGAAGGCGACTTCGAAGCCTTCGGACAAAGCCCCGCCTTCATTCGTCGCGTAGAGAGGGCTCAGTTGGAAGACGCCGTCGAAGTGCCGAGCGACCGGAGGTCGCAGGGCGGGGCGGAGCCCGAGCCCCGCAGCCTCAGATCTGATAGGTTTGACAATAGGGTTGATAACAAGGTATACCCGGCCCTCATCGCGCAGCTTTTGAACATCTGTGTTAGCGAAGCCAGCGAAGTGAGATGTGCATTCGCGAACCGCAACCGCCAAAAATACAAGAACATCTTCAGTAGGTATGAGCACAACCTCTCTGAGCGAGATCGTTCAATAATCAAGGGAGCTCTGTTCTACCTCTACGAATTCAGCCGCGTCAAATCTATTGACGCGGACACCGCTCTGTGGATGCTCGGTATATACGAGATCCCTAGTAGCCAGATCATCTCATACACGAGCAAGGAGGTCCTGAAGGGTATAGCCAAGGACCATGGTCTTTTGTATTCGAACAAAAAGGCCGAGGACCTCGTAGAGAGCATCCGAGGCGTCATCGACCCCAGTAGCTAGCGACCTTCCGTCGCCCGTCCGCCGCTAGCTAGATAGTTCACCGTTTCACTATTACCCCTAGGGGTAATAGAACTAAATATGTGGGACAATGGTCTTTACAGACACGATTTCATGGACGATCCTAGACGACCCATCGTCGAGATAGGTGCCACTCTACGTTGCCACAACTCTGCATTGCGCTTCCTCATGAGTCGTTCCTGCATCTCTGTTCTGAACGTAAGTGCCGAGTCCGTGAAGGCGTTGTTGGCCAACTGCCTGTACTCGTCGCCCTCGCTTTGTGACATCATCGTATCAGGACCGTACGTGTTGGCCCATGGGAACACATCGACCTTGCTGCGAGTCACGTAGTTAGGCATCGTGATCGCCTCCACATCATCATAAAAGAACTTAGATCTACCCGTGAGCCGGTCCGTGTATACCCTGTAGCTGGTACCGTATCCTGTAAACCTAGGATCATAGACGTTTGCGTGATCTTGCCCAATGACCTCTTCTTTGATCTGAGGTGTGATGATGGCGTTCTTGGGATCACGCATAGTGTACTTGATCATGTCGTTCGTCTCCTGTACCTCTGTGGGGCCCCACTCTTGGGTGTATGAGATGCCGATGTTGCTCTGGATCGGTTCACCAATGTGAGACTTCTGGAAAACGCCTGGTTGGAGTGTCTGTGTGATGATGTTGTCACGTCGGGGGCTCTCGAAGCAGGGGGCGATATCGGAGGAGTCGTTCTTCTTAGGATGAAGGCTCTTGTCAATCTCGCCAATGATCTCGTCAATCTCGAGATCGCTCACTTCTCCGAGTTCCCTGTCAAATAACACGTCCCTCACATACTTCCTGATGTATGGTTTATGTTTATTGGGTTCGTTGTCTCCCAGATTATTGATGAGGTCATGTATGATCTGTCTGCGATGAGCAAAGAATCCTGGTGGTATACCTCCTGGTCTACCTCCTCCTGGTCTACGTCTGCCTCTACCTTCTGGTCTACCACTCCCTGGAGGTCTGTTTGTCACTACATCCGGATGTCGCTCGCCTCGTCTGCGTCTTCCTCGAGAGCCAGGGCTGCGTTGCGTATCCATATGCAAGTCCTCGCGGAACCCCTCTATCACATCTCCATTTCTGTTTATCATAGGGTCCTCCTCGATTTCATTGGAGATGGTAACTTCAGGAAGAGGACCCAGGTCTTCAGGAATGTCCTGCATCGTCATCCCTCCTTTTGCGGCTAGCGACCGAGCGGCTAGCGACCTTCGGTCGCCGGCGGGCTTGCGGGGCTCTGCCCCGCCTTCCGTCGCCCGTACGCCGCAGGCCGAGCTTCGCTCGGTAAGGTCGCCGGCGGGCGTCGCCCGTAAGCGCTGTCCTCGCAGCACCTTGCATTGACACGGCACATACATGCAATCCTCACACTTGGTTGGGAGGATGCCGCAATTGTAGCCAGCTTTGTCTGAGTCAAAGTTTGTCTCTTTATTGATCTGAGAGTGGACCACAAAGTCATTATTACGCCAAGAATCAAGATCATGAGAGGGTGCGGCCACGAGTGGGGGTATTTTGGTTTTTGGGTTTGGTCCACCGACCAGTTCCTGATTTGGTGATATGTGGGCCAGTCCGTATTCTAGAGGCACAGCGTCATTACAGAACCTCTTCTGAGTTGTAGGGAATCCTACTTTATTGAGATCTGGGTGACGAATGGAGTTGTACTCTCTCATGAATTCGTATAGTTGTTGATTAGACCCACCGGTTGACGGGTCTGCGGGGCGGAGCCCCGCCCAGCGACCTTCGGTCGCTGGTGTAAGACCTTCAATTATGCCCGGTTCAAACCCCTCAATGGTGGGGTCAGCCACTGCTCCTGAGTAAACGCTCATGGTGACTACCATGACGAGGATCAGTGTACTGAACGCGAGCACAGGCTTGTATGCCGCGATCACGATACACACGATCAGCGCCAGTCGCGTGATCGTATTGAGTTTGGCTGATAGACTGTCTTCTGGGCTCGGTAGTAGTTCATATGAACGGAACAGCTGAGTCACATCATACATCCAAAATTTTTCATTTGAAGCCATTTTTTTAAGGTTGATGATAATATCTTCTGTCTTCATGGTTAAATCTTATTACTTATTGATGCGGTCGCAAGGCCGCAGCGACAGGTTTGTAGGTCTTCCTATGTTGACTGATTGGGCCATATTCTTTGAGCATCCTCAGATGCTGTCTAGTAGGGTACCCCTTGTGCTTATCAAACCCGTATTGAGGATAGATCTTGTGAAGCATCAACATTTGATCGTCTCTATACACCTTAGCCAAAATTGAGGCCGCGCTGATGGCAGGCACTTTAGCATCCCCCTTCACGATCGCGTTGCAGGGTACGTCTCCAAGGTCTGGTGCTATGTTACCATCAACCAACACACTATCGGGTTTGATAACAAGACCATCGACCGCTCGCTTCATAGCCAGCAGAGACGCTTGTAGTATATTTAGTTCGTCAATCTCCGTATGGGTGACCTCACCGATAGCCCATGATGCGGCGCGCTCACGTATCTGTGCTGCTAACGCAACCCTGTTCTTCTCAGACAATGTTTTTGAATCGGCTAGCCCCGTAATGGTCTTGAGTGGATCCAAGACGACGGCCGCCGCTATGACGCTGCCAACGAGTGGACCCCTACCTGCTTCGTCTACTCCAGCGAACGGCTTCGTATCCATTTTACCTGGTTTTGTCTACATCACAAATCGTTCCACTATGTTGTCTACAGAGCGAGGTTTGATGTATAAATGGTTAAGCATCTCATTTGCGAGCACGTACTTGACAGTTCCCTGTATCGTGTACACAGAAGCTCTTGAATCCAGGTACGCCTTCTTATCATTGATTAAGGCTTTTAACTTAGGACTCAGCGTCTTCATGGGTCTGTGATTGCCTGGTTGGTCGGCCTGCTTACCACCCACGAATATACGGATCACGTCTTGTATATCGTCATAAAACTCAAATGGGGGAAACTTCTGGTTGTTATTGAGGTTAATAGGTACGGAGCTCTTAATGTTCGGGTCAGTGATCTCGTTCATAGTCCCTTTTACTCTTGAACCACTGGCTGTACTCCAATTAATGGGTGTTCTACCAGCTACAGATATGGGTCTCCAATATAGGTCGTGTGACGATTTCATTACCTCTGCGTTTCTGATTCCGTAGTAGTTTCTGAATGCGTACAGAGGGGACATGACCTCTGAGACGCCAAAGTCGGCAAGGTACGCGACTACCCCAGTATTCTTTACGTAGTAGGTCTTATCCTCAATTACGTACTCAAAGTAACCGCCAGGTTTGATCATCTTGATGAAGACGTTAGTGGACTTGATGTCACGGTGATGTATGGCATAGTAACGATGAATGGCGTACACCGCTATGAGGAGTTGATACAGGACGCTAAGCTGTTCATCAAAATTGTCGAGGGCTACATGCCCTAGATCTGAATCGGCAGACTCCATGAAAGTAACGTAGCACGATCCTGGCGCCTGCGATCCGAAGAGACGTTCGACCTTGCACCCGTCACACATAGCCATATTGTAAACGTACACGAAGTTGGGGCATCGACGGTTCAAGAGGAGGTTGTTCACGAGGTCTAGAATCCTGTTCTCGTGAGGATACGAGTTCTTTTTTATAGCCTCCCACTTCTGCTTTTGAGCGGTGCCCTTCTTCAACCTCCTCTTCTCACTGGGATTGAGGTATGCTTCCTTGATCACGAGGTCATCACCATTGAGAGTGGCTCTATACACCTGTCCAAATGACCCCTTGCCTATCTCGACCACATCTGAAAAGTTGGCCCTAAATGCTGGCGCGTTGGTGCCTGTCATGCACATGTCCCACTGGTCGGCATTGATAGCCCTGAGGAAGTTGTTGATACGCAGTCCCTTGTTGAGTCGCTTCTTAAACCAGGATGTGTTCGGGCTATCTCTGGCCAGTGGCGCGGTGTAATACGTATCAGTGGAGGCTGTAGCTTCTGCAGCTGCTTGTTGGGCTTGCTTGTCCTCGTGCCGTGCCCCGCTCATGACTTTACCGGTAGCCCACCTGACTAGTCCGCCAGCTTGACCATCCGGCAACCGCTTAATACCTTCACAATCTTTCTCAAATTTCTTGTAGGTAGGTCCACCAATTTTGATCTTCTTACCAGTTTTTGGGTTCACGCCTGGGTCGTCGTG